AGGACAAACCGAGACCTCAATATATTCTTGATGCCAGGGATAGAGCGGAAGGGAGACCCTGTCCGAGTTGCAACGGACCCATCGGAGTATTTAACTGGTGGTACTCGTTTGCATTGCACGAGATGGTTTGTAGTAATTGTAAAACACAACCGGAGCTGTATTGCGACGGTAGTTGTTGAGCAGGGGCGGCGGGATTGAGTTGAAAACTCCCACAGATTTTGAGACCATAGAATCATGAGCGACCTGCAACAGGATCTTGACCTTTTGGAATTCGAAATCGGGGTGAATGCCGCTTCGCTTTCTCCGCACCAGGGCCTACGTGGGCTCGCAGCAGAGGCCATGGTCATTCGGCCTGAAGTAATTCGCCTCCTGACTGCTGGCGTCCCTGAACGAGAACTGTGCGAATCCTTGGGCGTTTCCAGGATGGTCCTTCACCGATGTATGCGGGAAGCCGACTTCGCGGCGCTGATGGAAATTGAGATCCGAAGGGTCCTTCGGCACATGAGCCGGCGAAATCTCAAGGACGAGAAGTATCTCCAGCTCGCTACTTCTGTTGCAATGATGGTGGACAAAATGAGGTTGATGCGAGATGAGCCTACGTCAATTCAAAGGGGCCAAACTATTACGATCATCGAAAACCTCACGGTTGGCCTTCTCGGAAGAGGAAGAGAATCGAGCGAGAGAATATCTGGCTTCAGTGAAAGCAATGAGCCCTCCCGAATACACGACCTACCTGCGTTGCCTGAGCATGCCTCAGAGGACACAATTGAACCAGTTGATCTGGTCGATAGCCTGGATTGACAGCGCCCACAGCATTGAGCACTTCGCCAAGTACGTAGTCACGCGCGACGAACATGCCCCGGCTGAACTTTCTGAAAAGCTATTTCCTAACAGAGAGGAAAAGCCTTACATCTGGGATTTCATAGACACGGTTCAGCGTGAAGATCTGCTCGCCTGTGAGAAATCCAGACAGCTCATGGTCACTTGGGCCATGTGCCTCTATTGCCTTTGGGTAGCGAAATTTCAGAAGAACAGGATCGTCTTTGTTCAGTCCAAGAAAGAATTGGATGCGGCGAATCTGGTCTTCAACACTGAAGTCGGCAGTGCTCGGATCAGTTTTATGGAAAGTCGGCTCCCGGATTATTTGCGAAGTGAAGTCCAGTGGTCCTTTGGGAAAGCCGTCTTTGACACGGGAACGTGGATTTGGGGTATCCCGGAAGGCGGTGATCAGATCAGGTCTTACACGGTGAGTCTTCTATTTTCGGATGAGTTCGCTTTCCAGCCAGCCGGAGAAGAAGCCTGGAAAGCGGCAAGCGCTTCGGTGAAACGCGGCGGCAAGGTTGTCCTGGTGTCCTCCGCGAACAATGGGGCATACATGAAGAACCTGATCGAGAGATTTTAGTTGACAAAGTTTTTGAGAAGACTTATAAAGGAATCATGAAAATAACAATCTATAAAGATAAGAAAAAGGAATTGCGTTGGAGAATGATCGCCAAGAACGGAAGAATCCTTGCGGATTCCGGAGAGGGATACAAGAGAATTTCTGCTCTCAAGCATTCCCTGAACGTGATCTACCGAACGTCTTATGACGCTTCCGATATTTTGGAAGCAATCGAGCGATACAATGGATCTCAAAATAAAATCAACAAATCCTGAAGAAAGTTCAGACGAAAGACGAGCCGCCTATCTCGAACTTCTGCGGATTCTAACCGGGGGGTCTCCCTGCCTCCAAGTTTCTCGTGGGCTCAAGGAATTCCTGGAATCAAGAGGGCACCGGGAGTTCGAAATTGAGAGGATCAAGTAATGTGCGTAAAATGTCTGAGCCAGGAAAGATTATTCGAAGGCATCAAAGTCTTCGAATGGCCTCCGAGTCCGGAACTTGAATGTCCCAGTTGCAAAAAGACTGGAAAGATTTGCATCAGAGAATCGTCGTTTGATCTTGGGCACGAGGGCATTGTTATCCGTAGAATCTATTCTGTCTGCAACTCTTGTGAAAGCAAATCACCTCCTATGATTATTGGTGGAGGTGGGAGCCAAGAGAAATCAGACGCATCGCACATGAATTGACAATGGATGGGGAAGGCAGGCGTTGCAGGGGTCTCTTTGCGGGGAGTCCTTGTCTGTCTTTGGGGCGCGTGACTCCAACCCCATCCACCCAAATCTATGGCAGAGAAACTGACGATCCAGAGGGATCAGATTCTTTGGGAGAGCGTAGGATTTATCATATTCCGAGATGACGATGGATCTCTTTGGAGATACATGCCGTCGTTCCAACAAAAGTTTCCTGTGACTATCATGGAGAAGCCGGTCGATACCTGGGACGAAGTATGAAAGGCATTGAGCACTTCACGGCGACTTCTGGTTTCCACTGCATTTCGATCCATTACTCTGCGGACCCCGACAGAGATCCGGCAACCGACAAAGGAAAACTGTGGATTGCAGAAGAAGCGAAGGGGATCCCCGGTGGCGTCTACTCTGCTCAGTGGAGGCAAGAGCAGGAGATTGACTGGAACGTGTCTGGCGGAGAACTGGTCTTCCCCCACATGGGGATATACAGAGACCAGATCAACGTTGACCCTTTTGACATCCCAGAGACTTGGGCGCTCTATGCTGCTTACGATCATGGGCACAGGGCTCCTGCGGCCTTCCTGGTTTTCGCAATCGACCATGATGGAGACATCTGGATTATCTGGGAGATGTACCAGAGAAATCTTGGATACCGTGAAATCGCCAGAAGGATCAGGGCCTGTCCGTACTTCGACAAGTTGGCGTTCCTGCCGATTGCTGATCCGTCGATCTGGGCAAAGAGTCAACATCAGCAGGACGAAAGCGAAATGAAAAGTATCGCGCGTCTCTTCTTTGAGCTTCCCGAAAAGGAACAGATCCTCTTCGTCCCCGGGCAGAAGGGCGGAGACATTACTGTTGCAGAGAGGATTAAAGGTGATCTGTGGCGGATCGAGGATCTTGATGCCGGAAAACCTCCTCGGCTGCGCATCTTCAAGCTCTGCACCAAAACCAATTGGGAGTTTACGAATCTCAGGTACGACGATTGGACTCTGACGATGGCGCAAACTCGTAACGAGAAGGAAGGCATTGTTGACAAGAACAACCACGCCTGGGATGCGTTCAAGATGTTCATGACACAATTTTTCATGACACCAGGCAAACCGGGAACGGATGCTCTCGACCGTCTGAAGCGGTTGGATCCGGTTAGTTGGCAGGAGTGGGTCACGGTTCGGAAGATGTACAGCAACGAAGGAAAGGGGATCATGGGGAACTTCGATGGCTAAGGAGTTCATCATCGACGTTGCGGCCTCCAAGAAAGCTGCTGTCGAGAGAATCCATGAGATCGTTAAGGGGATTCCGAGAGAAATGGAAAGCAAGGCCGAAACGAGAGAACTAAAAAAACGGCTGAAACTGCTCGAATCTCAGGTCAAGAGAGAGGCGGCAGTTGGGCAGGTTGCGGAAGTGGGAACAAGGTCGATCGAGATGGAGGACGGAGATGACTAAAGCAAAAGGTCTCTGGCTGAATTTGGGTTGTGGTGACGATCTCTTGAAGGACTTCTGCAATGTGGATTTGGTTCTCCCAGATCCCGTACCTCTCAAGGGTCACGTCCAACAGGAAGATTTGAGAAAACCCTGGGTCTGGCTGGATTCCTCGATTGACTTTATCCTCGCCAAGGACATCATCGAACACCTTCCTGATAAGATCCATACGATGAATGAGGCGCACAGGGTTCTTAAACCAGGCGGTCAGATGCAGATCGTGGTTCCGACAACTGATGGTACGGGAGCCTTTCAGGACCCGACCCATGTTTCATTTTGGAATCGTCGCAGTTTCCTGTATTACGAAGCCGGCAACATCTATCGAGATCGCTTTGCCAGTTCCTACGGGGTGAAGGCACGATTCAAGGTCTTGGCTGAGGATGTGACCCAGACCGACGATGGACCGCGCCTCAGCATTCTATTGGAGGCGGTAAAATGATTTGGTTCTTAATAGTTCCGCTTGTTTTAGTACTTCTGCTTGTCTATCTCAATCTGAAGGACGACGATTGAAAGGAACCATGCACGGATCTGTTCTTGAATTCTTGAAGAAGGTCGATCCCAAAGACATCGAAGGGAAATACGTTGTCGAGTTCGGAGCCTTGAACATAAACGGGTCGGCTCGTGACGTTCTGATGCCGATGAAACCTGCGGTCTATGAGGGGTATGACATGATTCCCGGGAATGGCGTGGATCGCGTTGCGGATTTCTCTGTGACAGCTCGTCTCGTGGAAGAGTCGGAAAAACCCGATGTTATGATCTGTCTGAATACTTTGGAGCATTGCAAAAATTGGTCTCAAGTGGTACGAAATATCAAGCACCTATTGAAGCGTGGGGGCCTGTTTCTCTTCTCGGTTCCTTCGCTTCCTTACCCTTGGCACAATCCTCCGGACTACTGGAGATTTTCTCTTGGGTTGGTCTCGAAGATTTTCGCAGACATGAAGATTGAGCAGATTATTCCTGATCCGGAAATCCCCGGTGTCCTGATGAGAGCACGGGCTCTCGTTATGACGGGCACGGTTCCTCTCTGCGAATTCACCCCGGATGAAACTGTTCAACTGCCAGGACAAACCTGGAATGAGGGAGACAAAAAAGTTGTTGGAGCTAGCGACATCGACTGGGAGAATATCTAATGCGAATTCACGTTTACTCTATCATGAGAAATGAGTCCTTTCTGCTTCCGTACTTCCTGCGGCACTATGAGCAGTTTGCGGAGAAGATTTTCATTTTCGACGATGCGAGCGATGACGATACGAGGGAAATTGCCAAAGCAAATCCGAAAGTCGAACTCGTAGAATTTTCCAGTTCGGGGATTGACGATCTGCAACGTGCGGAATTCTTCAGTATGCAATACAGGATTCAGAGCAGAGGCAAGGCCAACTGGGTCGCCTGTGTTGATTGCGACGAGTTTATCTATCACCGGGATCTGAGGGCAAGTCTTGAGTACCAATGGGCGAGAGACATGAAGGTTCTGGTCGGAGAGGGATTCCAGATGTTATCATCGACCCTTCCTTGTAGGAACGGACAGATTTACGATGAAATCAAAGAAGGTATTCTCGATCCTGTGTTTTCGAAAGTCGCTTTTTTCAATCCCTCGGAAGACATTCTGTTCACTCCAGGCAGGCATGGATTTTTGATCAACGGCAGTTCTAGGGCCACTTGGGAGAGTGGATTTAAGTTCCTCCACTACAGATTCCTCAGTCCCGATTTCGTAGTCAACAGAAGTAAAAGCAATTGGAGCAGGTTCTCTAAGAAAAATCTTGATGGCGGGTTTGGCGCTCACTGCAACGAACAAAGCGTTGGGAAATATAGTCTGTCGTGGTACAAACAGCAAGTTCGCTTGAGAAAACCTGTGATCCTGTGAGGCAATTATGTGGGGAATGACCAACAAGGAAAAACTGCTTCTGCTCTCGATCATTCGTGACCGTGACAGGCAGATTGAAAAACTCGAACTCCTGGTGAAGAACGAACGTCTTCGCGCCGAAGGTGCGATCAACCTCCTTCTTTTGCGAACGGTCAAAGCGGTTCTGACTCCACAGGAACCAGAGACCGAAGAGCAACAAGAAGCCAAACTGGAAAAACTGTTTGGCGTTTTCGGAACTGAAAACGACTCTTCGATCTCAAAGGCTGAAGAACAGAAACTACTGGATGACCTTCAAACACTGAGGACCCCATGATGAACGGAAACGGAAAACCTATTTTACCTGAAGATGTTTTCAAACTGAACGACTCTTTGAACCAGGCGGATGCGGCGGTAAAGAAACCGGCCACGGCAACCAAGATCATGGTCGCTGTGCCGAACATGGTTGATATCAATTGCATGTTGGTTCAGAAACTTTTCTACTATGCCATGAATCCAGAATATCGGATCAAATTTCACATTCTGCCTGAAGTTCGACACCACGATCACGCGAGAAATAGGCTTGTCGAGGAGTTTCTGAGAACTGAGGATGCCCAATATCTGCTGATGATCGACGCTGATGTTGACACGAATCCGGGAATTCTTAACCTCTCGAAACTTGACAAGGATATCATTGCCGGGAACGTCTTTTGCTGGATCAATGGAAATCTGATCCCTTCGATCTGGCAGCGCGGTGACTGCGAGCAGTGTCGGTGTCTAGGAATTTTCATGAAGGAAGGAAAAGTTCACGATCCGAGTCAATATCGTCTTCTGGAAAATGAAGTCCTACAACGCTGGAATCCATTTCGGCAATTTTACCAGGATTTCGCAACCAAGGAGGGGATCATCAAAGGGCAGGCTTGCCGTTGCCAAGGAACGGGGCGCGATCCCTGGGTTTACCAGATGCACAAGGATTGCATCGGAAAGCCAAACGTGATCGAATGCGATTCTGTTGGATCCGCCGCAACGATGATCGCCCGCCGTGTTCTTGAAAAGATGCGGCTGCCATGGTTCCAATTTCTCTACAAGGAAATCAGAGAACTTTTGCTCACTGAAGATCACTTCTTCTGCTGGCGGGCAAAGCTAGATGGATTCAAGGTCTGGGCGGATTGCCAGATGGCTTGCAGCCATTACAAGCGGATTGATCTCTTGCAGGTCAACAATCTGATGGTCCAGGCTTACAACAAGGGAATCGAACAAGGGAAACAGATTTCTGTTGCGGATCCAGTGTCACATACTGATATAATCTTGCCGACTCCGAAAGATATCGCTGCTCTTTCCCGAATTTAATTCCTAGTCGCCTTTCTTGGGCGTGGATTGAAACCGAAGATGGCAAAGAAAACAGTCGATCTCGAAAAGGTCCAGGAAGCATACGAAAGGGCGCGGTACAGATCGCAGGCAGAGCGCCACGCATATGAACGGAACTGGTTTCGCAATGTTCTGTTTTATCTCGGCGTCCAGTGGATTCAGTACCTGCCCAACTCTCGTCTATGGGTCCCTCGCAACCTGAAAAAGTGGGTCCCTCGGCCCGTTACCAACAAATTCGCATCCCACTGCAACACAATTATCCAAGTTCTCTGCTCGAAATCTCCGGAAGTTTCGGCGCGTCCTGCGACCGATACACCGGAAGACATTGCAACCGCTGATGTCACAAATCGCGTTCTCGAAGTGATCTTCAAAGAAGCCAACACGAAGGATGCTCGTAGGACTGCGGCTTCGTGGATGACGATGTGTGGTAACGCTTGGTTGCATCCGAATTACGACAACGATCCGATTCATGGATCCACGTTTTTCCAGCATGAGCGCTGCAAGGACTGCGGTGAAACTTACCCGCCAGATCAGGCTGGTCCGGGCATTGTGGTTCCAAATCCTTTACCGGAAGCGGGTGAAAACCCGGACTTGGCGGGCATCCAGAACCTCCGTCCGCAGATGCAGCAAAAACCGGAAAAGTCTGAAAGTTCCTGTCCGTTCTGTATGTCAACGAATATCGAGAAAGCGGTAGATGAGAACGGGGAACAGATCGGAGAAGATCTTCCCAACGGAAGACTGGCAATGACGGTCTTCTCGCCTTTTGAAATCTATGTTGACCTGGAAGCTAGGAGCGCGGCTGATCTTCAAGAGCTTCTTGTGCGTCGTCGGTATCCCTTGGAGATAATCAAGAGGCGGTACGAGAAACCCGATCTCGAAGCTGACAATGGGACCGCGAATCAAAGCGCTTCCGTTGGGCTCAACTTGCTAAGAGCGATTGCTTACGCGGCGGGGAATACCCAGTACGGTACTGGGTTCGCATCAGGGAGAGGTATCGGGGATGATCTTAACATCACCGTGGATTTCCTATGGAAACGACCATGCAAAGATTTTCCTGATGGTCTTGTCGCCGTTTATGCAAACGACAAACTCCTGAACGAATCGGAGATCGCAGGGGGCATTCCCTATCGGCGCAAGAGAGACGGCAAGCCGATTTGGCCTTGGCATCTCTGCCCCTTTGATCGCGTTCCCGGGCGGCTGATGGGCAAGACGCCATTGGATGACGCCGCGCCGAAACAGGAACAACGTAATAAACTCGAAAGTCTAATTGAGTTGATCATTCGGAGATCCGCGAATCCGGTCTGGCTGGTGGCAAAAGGTACGGGCATCACGGAGATTACGGGTGAGCCCGGGCAAGTTCTCGAAGGCAACTGGGCCATAGATCCTCGTCTCAAGCCATCCCGAGAGCCCGGCGAGAACGTGCCGACTTCTGTCATAGCTTGGCTTGAGAAGATCGACCGCGACATGGAAGAGATCGTAGGCGTCTACGAGGTTATGAAGGGGCAGGCACCTCCTGGGGTGACGGCGGGGACGGCCTTACGGTTGCTACTCGAAAGGGCTGTAACGCGGTTTACCCCTGTAATCGAGACTTACGAAGAGGTCTTCGCGGAAACCTCGGAAGACGCTGTCTGCATCTTCCAGCAGAATGCCACAGATGACCGAATCAACATGATTAAAGGTCCCGGGGATACCTGGGAAGTCGAACGGTTTTCCAAGGCGGATCTCACCGGGGACGTGAATATCATCGTCGAAGCGGGGTCAAGTGTTCCCAAGAGTGCGGTGGGACAGCAAGCAATGATCAGTGATCTAGTCACTCTTGGGATCATTGATCCGAAGGATCCTGAAGTACAATACAAGATCCTAGGAGAGTTTGGAGCAACGAAACTCCTCGGGGAAGTCGATCAGAACATCAAGCAGGCGCAACGAGAGAATTGGAAATTCATGAACGAAGACAAGACGCCAATCTACAATCCTCTCGTTGACAATCACCAGGTTCACAAGCAGATTCACAAGTCTCTAATGCTTTCGAGCCAGTTCGAAGATTTGCCGGACGCCAAGAAGGCAATCATGAATCAACACCTGATCGACCATGTGATGTTGCTCATGGGGGGCATCCAGCCTCCGATGGATATGTCTGCTGGTCCAGGAATGCCCGGTAACAGAAATCCCGATGGAACAGCGAAAGAATTGCCCGCAGGAGCCGTACCTCCCGGCTCCGGACCAGCAGGACCGAATGCTCCTGCCAGAGTGCCGCCCGGCCCTGCTGGTCCACCTCCCGGTTCTGGAGGTAATGGTGGCCCTCCAATGGATCAGTCAACGCCTCCGATGCCTGGGGGTCCGATGTAATGGGACAAAACCTGAAAGGATTCGGTTCTGCTCTCAAAGATTTGCAGAAAGGACCAAAGAAAATGCCTAGTGTGAGCGTCAAACAGCGAGAAGCCATGGCCATCGCAGAGCACCATCCTGACAAGGTTTTCAAGAGAAACGAGGGGATGCTCAAGATGTCTCACAGTCAGCTCCATGACTTTGCTTCGACTCCGGAAAAGGGTCTCCCGGAAGAAGCGTCACCGATCAAGAAATCCATGAAAAAGATCCTGGGAAAGGGTAAATCTTGAAGATTGCTAATAGTTCCCAGAGTTATGTCAATCAGACCCTTTCACGTATGGGCATGGCCAAAACGAAAGGCCCGAAACCTCCGGGTGCCGCTGCCTCCAGTCCTCCACTGATGCCGCAAGCTGATTCCAGGATCAAGAAATCTCTAAAGGCCGTTCTGGGGCGCGGTCGAGAGAACTACCCGAACAAGTCCAGGTGACTGTGCGAATAAAACCGAAACTGGTAACCCACAAATTCAAGAAAGTCTGCGGTGACGACACTTCGGTTTTCCAGTGTAAAACTCCCGATCGTTTTCACTGCTGTATTTGCGGGAAGTCGTTCGAGGATTCTTTCGCAGACAGAATTCTCGAAGAACGACCGACAGCTCGGGATGGTAAACCTCAGTTCTGGGCATTTCATAAAAATTGTCTGAAGTAACATTCGCTGATCTGCGATCCTATTTACTCTCCGCAGGAGATGTATGAATTTCGCCGTGGTGATACCCAGCAAACATACGGAATTGGCTCGGAACCTGATACTCAGTATCCGAAAGCATCACGTTTTGACCCCTCTGATCATAGTGGTGGCTGATGGCCACAACGAGCAATTCGGACGAAACGTACTCACGGTTCAACCCGATTTTCCGGAATTCATATTCGCCCGAAGTGTGAACGCGGGTATTAGGCACGCCGGGCACAAAGACGTTATTTTGATCAACGACGACTGTGAAATCACCGAAAAAGATTCCCTGACAAAACTCGTTTCAATTGCGGCTCGGCACCCAAGACTTGGGATTCTATCTCCGGTCATTGACGGTGGAGTGGGGAATCCGTATCAGGTAAAAGCAAACTGGAAAGAGGAGTGGCCAGAGGCGATAGCGATTCAAGGAACAGAAGCTGACAGTCTTCCTGTCTGTTTTCCTTGTGTCTTTTTATCTCGTGCCATGATCAATAGCATTGGATTCTTGGATGAGAACTTCACCGGTTACGGGTTTGACGACAACGACTACTGCATCAGAGCCCGTCGTGCTGGTTGGGAAACCGGAATCACCGGCCTGGTCTCGGTTAAGCACGGTACGGGTGGTCCAAACCTGTGCCGTGGAGACAATTGGTCAGTCAGTTTCGCCCAAGAAAGAGACCGTCCTTCCAACATAGGATATTTCAGAAGCAAGTATCCCCCACCTGTAGAAATCATTCATCCCTAAAAGATTATCCCTTGACGTTTGCACAGATAAGGTGTTAAGTCTGGTCTCGTGTTTATTCTATAAGCAAACAATCTCGCTCCTCCACGTTACGGAGAAAATGAATGTCACCAGACGCAAATAGCGCTCCCTCGTCAGAAGCGCAACCCCAACAACAGCAACTCTCACAAACCCCGGAAGCGGCTACCGAAACAGCCGGAGAGCAAACCGCTGAAGAACAACTTGGTTCAAAAGCTGAACAACGCATCCGGCAACTTATCTCCCAACGCGACGAGATAAAATCCGTCGCGGAATGGTATCGGGACAATGTTGGTACGCCCGAGACCGTGATTGAATTCAAAAAGTGGAAAGCCACGCAAGTTGCGAATGCGGAGCAAGCCGAAGAATCAGGTCAGATTACGGAGAAGCAATTAAAGGCAGTCAAAGCGTTGATGTCCAAGGCTGATCCTGAACTTGATGCCATTAAGGCAGATCTCAAGCAACAGGCTCAAGACCGGGCCGATTCAATGCTCTCTGCTGCCGAAGATACAATCCGCGACCTGTGCAAAGGAATCGGTTTCGACAAGAAGGGCGACGAAGACAAGATCAGTTTCATTGCCCGGCAAGTCTCTCTGGTGATTCGTGACGATGACTCTCTTTTCAAGATGTGGCGCTCCGGAGACATTCGGTGTGTCCAGAAAGCATTCAAGAAAGTCAACGAAGAGTTCATCGAACCTATCAGGGGGAAGCCTACCTCGAATCAGAACCTACGGCAGCAAGCGGGTGAGAAACGCAGTGTTTCTAAACTTCCTTCGCTTCCGGCTGGTTCTCCTTCCATTTCTCAGAAAAACAGTCAATCTCGTGAGAAAGGGATTACAAAGGATTCCCACAACGAAGCCTGGGATCTCCTCCAATCCTACGCCAAAGGTTAGCACGGCGTAATTTCTGACGAGGCTTTTCATGAGTGGACAGAATCTATCAGGGTTCGATGCGGCCCTCAAGGACGTTTATGGTCCGCGCATCGAGGAACAACTCAACCAAATCAACATTCTTTCCGACTGGATCGAAGAGAACGATTCTGCTGATTGGACAGGTCGGCAGGTGATCTACCCGATCCACGTCACCAGAAACCAGGGTGTCGGCGCATCCGCTGAGGGTGCCAGACTCCCCCCGGCTGGTGCACAGGGTTACGCGCAGGTGAAGATCCCCGAGAAGTACAACTACGGACGAATCCAGCTCACCGGCCAGGTGATCAAGGCTTCGACCGAAAACAAGGGCGCTTTCACTCGTGCGATGGAATCCGAACTCAAGGGTCTTGTTCGCGACATGGGCAATGACCGTGAGCGCCAGTACTTCGGGGCTGGGAATGGGGTCCTGTGTCTCGCGTATGGGGCGCAAGATTTCAGCGGATCCGGAACTTGCTCAGCTTCGATCACCATTGACTCGCCCTATGGGATCACTCCGACCACGGATGGGGCAAGATTCCTGCAACCCGGGATGGTTTGCTCGATTCTCGCTCCTGCGACTTCCGCT